TGGGAAGGCCGGAATACCGCCTTTTTTGTGCAAAAAACAACTTAGAGGGACACTTAGAGGGACACTTAGAGGGACATTTGCCCCTGTTTTTTTGACACTTTCGATACCCCTTTAGTGGTTAATTAATGTTATATACTGATTTTTTAGCTGGTTTCGTGTACCCTTATTTCATTCAGAACTAAACATTGTGTTTATGTATATTATTGAATATCAAATATTTATGGTGTTTTTTCTGCTGATTTTATGTTGAAATTGCTATATTTGAGGTCTAAAAGCTATAGTTATGGGTGTAAATACAGATTCAAAGGACGTTTTAGCGGAGTTCGCGGTGAAGAAGAAAGGTTTCATTCGCACAATCTTGGACGATCATCGGGATGCGAGTATGCTTCGCCATGCTCTTTTTGCCGTCTATTTAAAACTGACAGGCAAATCTTCAGGAAAGACTCCACATTATACCGATGAAACAGGGCTTGTCAGGGCTATTTTCGAGAAAATTTATCGATTGAATGAACGTATAGAGGAGCTGGAAGCGAAAGTAAAGAAATATGAAGAGAAAGGAGTTTGTTTACGATGAACAATGCCCGTGATCCTGAATTAATCAGACTGCGAAATCAAAATCTCTGCGCCTGTTTTTATTTCCTCAAAAAATTGAGCGACTTGCCGGAAGAGGAAATATTGAAAAGAATGTCGGAAAGGCTGTTTTTCTTACCCGTCCTGAAAATGAAGAGCATTATAGCGGCAGATCTTGATATGTCATAGTAGGCTTTCTATAAGTTTTTAGCCTCGGTTGTAATAGCTACATTTGCGGTGGGATATGTACGTTTTAATAGGGTTTTAGCATGAGTAAAGAGATAGAACAAGATGCGTGGCGGTTGTCGGATGATGTAATGGACTTGTTGGATGACAAGGCGATTGATTTTATTTTCAGTCAAGGAGAAAAATATCTGGAGGAGCTGTGTAAAGTGTCTGATTCGATTACGGGACGTTGTTATACACTGTTGGGTATTATATTTGCCATTTGCCCTTTCCTTGTTACTACGGTCTTGTCGGTTGGAGAGTTTCTGTTTTCCGTAGTTGCTTATCTTTTTGCAGTCGTGTGTATTGGCGTTTGCATCATGTTACTCTTAACCATGAAACCCCGAGATGGTTACAGCAAAGGAAGGGATCCCAAAGAGTTGACTTACGGGCCATTCATGGAACACTATAAGGAAAATAAAATCTCTTCTTATGCCTTATATGAATTAGAGAACCTCCAATGGAAGATAGATGTGACAGGCAAAGCCAACAACCAACGATCCAGGACATTTACGATTGCTCTGTGGACGTTGCTTGTCGGCTTTTGCTTATTGCTTGTCTTCACGATGATCTTTACTTCTTGTTAGAGCGTTTTTCTGATCGTTTGATGTATTCACCCGGTTCTGAATCTCCCAATCCTCGTAACCTTGGGCTTTACTTTATGCTTCTTGGCTCAAAAGTTCTTGATACTGTTTCATTTGATTTGATATAGCTTCTTGTATACAAGGTATTTCGAGTTTATTTAATTCATTCATTTGCTCAACGAGATAATGAAGTCTATTTATATAGGCATTCTTCCGTTTATAGCTTTGCAAAACATTATTCCAATACAGAACGTCTTTTTGAAAAGCCTCTTCTATAAGAGTGTCTATATAGTGTTCGCTATTACAAGGCTTAAATAGCAAATCGTTTAAAACTTTATCAAACACCACAAAATTAGCCATTTTTTTTGTGTTTTTTATAGCCTTTTTCATCCTTGATTCATAATCTTTCCTAGAAGACAAATAAGACAAATCGGATAAAAAGTCTTTACATACTTGTGCGTACTTTCTGATTCCCCAAAAACTTAAATTGTCTTGAATTTCTAAAATATGCATAGTAAGACGCCAACATAATGTGTCGAAAAAATTTTGCTTATATTTATCAATTAGATAATGATCGAAATCAGACTCTCCTGTTAATTTATGAAATCGAACAGGTTTGTCTATGTCTTCAATGCTATGGTTTTCACCATCAAAATAAATATTTTCGCTCATATATTAGTTATTTAAAACAACGTGTGCATACTACCTAATACAGCATAAACCTTGCGAATCATGCTGACTGGAATATCCTGATCACTATATTCAGGACTTTTGTTTGTAGGTATCAATCGGACAAAACCCTCTTTGTCAGAACGTCCCATGCGTTTAACAGTACGATAACTATCGGTTACAATCCCATACACCTCACCATAAGGAAGGTATTGTATCGGGTCTGTCATCTCTTTCATGGCGATGAAGTCGCCGTTGTTCAATTCTGGTTCCATACTATGTCCAGTGATATTACACCAAATAACCCCCTCTTTATTATAAGGCATAAAATTGATGTAATAATCAGGGTTACGGGTTTGGTCGTTCAATATAATATCAAACCCTCCTATAAAGTCCACGTTATAATAAGGGGCACCTTTGTACTCGTAATTGACTTTAGGCAAATTCTCCTCTTTCATCTCCTCCTGCTCGCCCATCAGTGCTACTCCTTCGCTTTTCAGCATCGAGCCGCAACCGGTAAGAAGCCAATAATAATTTATATCTTCAAATGTGGATGCTATTTTTTCTAAAAGAGAAGAATCTATAGTCTTTCGATTACCCGTAGAATAGCCGTTCAACGTCGTGTAATTGAAACCTATTGATTCTGAAAACTTTCTTAGGCTCATTTTCTTGAATTGTGCGACTTCTTTTATACGATCTATAAGCATACGAGTATATATTTAATTGTTAATTATATTCAATTGAATATATATTCTTGTGTTTATATGATGTTATCATCCACAAATGAATATATATTTGCAAGGTCTTCCATTGGAAAGACGCTCTAAAGGTACAACAAACTATTAAACATTAAATAAGCATGGAAGAAAAAAAGAAAGTCATCGAGGTAAGCAAAGAGGTAAAGGACGAAATCAGGGCGAAACTGAAAGTGTCCATGCGGACGGTTGTTGAATCATTGCAGTTTAACACCAACAGTCCGACGGCGAAGATTATTCGTGCCTACGCCCTGAATCATGGTGGAAAGATGTATGACCTGACGATCAACATCGAAAAGAAAGAAGTGGATAATCCGTATAAGGAGGTGACAATCATTTAATAATGTATTCAAGATGGAAACAAATCTGCAAGTATTCTACAATGAGGAGGTTAATGCGACGATTCGCTCCAAAGTAATCAACAACGAATGTTGGTTTGTCGGTAAAGATGTATGTAAAGCTCTTAATTTCGGAAATCATAAAGACGCTTTATCAAGGCTGGATTCAGACGAACGTTATGGGGTCGGCATTACCGACCCCATGGGTAGACCACAGGAAGTTACAGCTATCAACGAATCAGGTTTGTATCACCTGATCTTTATTTCCCGCAAATCCGAAGCCCGCTCCTTTCGCAAATGGGTGACCAACGAAGTTCTCCCTACCATCCGCCGCAACGGCCAGTACCGGATCAAGGGTGAAGCGGAGTGTACGCAAGAACAACAGCAGCGTAAACGCCTGCCCCTCCCCAAATACCGCCCGTTCTTCGACGAATGGAAGCAGCGGGTGAAGCCGTATATCAGCCGGGATGAGTTGGAGGCGGTGGCGGACAATATGGAGGTCCGCTATTCGCACGTCCGCAAGGTCTATGCCGGGACATCGGTCAGCGAGCGGATCGTGCGCTAGATCACCGACCAGGCACGGTATAACCGGAAACGCAATGTCTGCTATCCGGAGCCGGTACCGGTGCATGAGCAGATGTGTATTCGGTGGGATGAGGAGGATGCGGAGTAACTGCGACTATTCCCGTCAAGAAAGCCAACGACTTGCAAGTACCGGAGCGAGACCGGAGGCGGGAGCTGATAGAAATTGAGAATTGATAATTGATAATTAAAAATTGAAAATTATGGAAACGAAAAAGAGAATCGACTACAAGGCGCTTTGCGAGGCCCCGTTCAACATGGACTCCGAGTATGAGGCAAACTTCAGGATGCTGGTCTATACCGGGCGCAAGGAGGAGGAGCGGCCGGTGTTCCGGTTGGTGATCGCCAAGGGCGAGTGCAAGGTGCGCATCGGCGCAGCCGGCAAGGAGTTCTGGGGTATCATCGGGCTGGATCCGGAGACGGGCGAGAACCAGTGGTACAACTATAACGACTGCGTGAGCATGGAGGACTGGGCGGTGCTGGAGCGGTTGCTGAAAAGGGAGTTCGGATGGATGGAGATGCTGGACCCGGGGTTGGTGTACGAGACGAGGGTGTTGGCGAAAGCGCAATTGAGGGAGGCTGGCGTATGAGAACAAACATCTTGATCATCATCATGAGCGTTTTTATGGCCGTGTTCGTTATAGCGGCTCTTCAAACATGGGAGTTCGCGGTAGATCACGACATCCCCACCCCGTGGCAGGTGTGGGCGCTGCTCGCCGTATCGGGCGGCTGGTTTTACCTGCTGGGGAAGATGCCCCGGAGACGCAGGGAGGAAATAGAGAGCCTGTTCGACAGGTGGACGGAAGAGTAAACAATCGAAGGTTGGTCTTTACGTAAAGATTGGTTTAGGTTAGGTATCGGTACGCGACCCGCGGTACGAGGGTGGAACCCGGATAGTTCAGTCAGGCAGAACAATCGGAACTGGTAATTCAGGCGATAGGGTCAGCGGTTCGAATCCGCTTCCGGGAACAATTGTAATAAAATAAAAACAACGATATGCCTCACGAATGGAATAACATGATAGTGGTGACGAAAGAGGAGCTGATTCCCGAGTTCTTCCCGTCGTGGGAAGCCTTACGGAAAAAGCTGACTCGCGACAGCGACAAGCCATATGGCATCAAGCGCGCCCGCGAGGGCAAAGGGCAGGGCAATGAGGTGCTGATCGCGTTCGACAGCCTACCCAAGGAGTGGCGCAAGCGGTTGGGAGACCCACGCCAGCGGGATTGCTCGCTGGACCGCTTTTTCTGGGAAGACGCCGAGGCCGTCTCATTCTTCGCCAAGGTATGCCCGGGCAAATACGGGACGATCGACGTGGAGCGGCAAAAGGAATACGTGCTCGACGCCAGCGTGCTGAAAGCGGCCATCCGGTGGCGGTCTGCGCACTATGAGAGCTGCATACAAACCAATAATTCACTGAAGAACACCTATAAGGTTCTCTCCGTGGCGGTCAACAACCTCAATATATGGCGCGGCATCCATAATATGCCCCAGTTCCGTATGCCGACCAACCCGGTCAGCCTGAAACGGAAGATCGAGCGGTTCGAGGCCGAGGGATACCAATCCCTGCTGAAAGGCTACGACAACAACAACCGTGGCAAGTCCGCCGAACGGACACGCGACCTCTTGGACAGCATGTTCTGCCACCAGCCGTTTAAGCCCACCCCGGCGGAGGTTTCCCGCCAGCTGGCGGCATTCATGTCCGGCTACGTGGAGGTGATCAGCAACGAGACCGGCGAGGTGTTCGACCCGAAATCATTCAAGATAATCAGCCAACGCTCCATTACGATGTACCTGAACTCGTGGGGCAGTTCAGCGGCAACCTCCCGCAAACGACAAGGCGACCGCCAGATCCGCCTCACGAAATACGTTCCGTTTGAAAGATTGAAACATCCTGAGTTTGCCGGCCAGATCATCTCCGTGGACGACCGGCAACCGCCTTTCGAGTATAAGGACGGTACCCGCATGTGGTTCTACTTGGGTGTCGACCTCGGCAGTGAAGCCATTACGACGTGGGTCTACGGGACGGACAAGAAAGGGATCATCCTTGAGTTCTACCGCCAGATGGTACGCAATTACGCCGAATGGGGATTGCCCCTCCCTATGGATATAGAGTGCGAAAGTAACCTGAATGCCGACTACCGCGACAGCTTCCTACGCTCCGGCGGAATGTTCCAGAATGTCCGGATCGAGGCCAACAGCGCACGCTCCAAACGATGCGAGGCCTACTGGAAACCGATCCGCTACCAGCTGGAGAAAAAGCACGTGGGCTGGATCGCCCGCCCATTTGCCCGCAGCGAGGCCAACCAAGCCGGCACAGCCCCCAAAAAGATCGTCCCTTACGACAAGCTGGTGGAACAAAGCCTGCGCGACATCGAGACGGTCAACAACATGGAATGTACCGCCTATCCCGGCAAAAGCCGCTGGGACGTGTTCTTGGAGAAGCAGGATCCCGGCAACAATCGCCCCATCCCGTTCCGCTCCATCCTGCTCTCATTGGGGTTCGTGACGAGAAGCTCGGTCAGCATGGCGGGACAGATCCGCTTCCGGGGTAGCGTCTACCTGCTGGCCGATGGCGGCACGCTGGCAACCGGCGAGACGCTGATCGGCTATATGCAAGTATTGGCCGGCAAGGACATCGACATCTACTGGCTGGACGGTAACGACGGCGAATGCCTTGCGGCTGTAGCCTGTCTGCGGGGCACGACACGTGTCATCTGCGAGGTCATCGAGCAACCGCTCACGGCACGTGCCAAATGCGAGGAAACGCCCGAGCTGGCCCGCAACCGCGAACTGTTCGCCCGCTACCGCAACACGCTCGAAGGATACAGCAAACGTCGTTACCATAGCATAGAGAAAGTAACCGTGCTGGACCACCGCGAGCTGACGATCGGTAGCAGCTTCCGGATGCCGGGCATACAGCGGTATGAGACGAGGGAGGTGGAGCCGGAAGAGGTGGAAATCTTGACAATTGAAAATGGAGAATTGACAATTGAAAATGAAGAAGGAGACGAAGCGGGTTTGAATGGGGTTCGAACCTCGTTCGCTACCGGTTTGAAGAACAGATTTTAATAACAAAAATATATAAAGATATGATTGAACTGACAGAAGAATTTAAAACGAAAGTCCTCGCGGCACTGGGCGAAGCCCGTGAGCGGTACGACGGTAGCGATGCCAATTTCGCCAAGAAATACGGGATCAACAAGAGCGTGTACAGCGTCCTGAAAAAAGGGGACACGGTGAAGATGCTCTCCGCGGGCAAATGGCTGGAGCTGGGACGGCTCTTGGGCGTGTCGCTGAACGAACGGCAATGGAACATGGCCCGTACCGACGTATTCACCATGATCGAGGAAGACGTGTTGTTCTGCAAGGAGTTCTCCAAAAGCATGATGTTTGTCGACGAGTGCGCCATCGGCAAAACCTATTCGGCTCGCTACCTATCGCGCACGCTGAAGAACTGTTTCTATATTGACGCTACCCAGTGCCGACAGGAACGGAGCCTGATCCGTGCCATTGCGAAAGCCGTGGGCGGAGAGTTGGAGGGTACGTTGGAGGAGATCAAGGAGTCCGCCAAGTATATCCTGAACATACTTCCCCATCCGATCGTGATCATCGACGAGGCCGGGGCGCTGTCCTACTCCTCGCTGCTCCTCTTGCATGAGTTCTGGAACGGCACGCAAGACTCCTGCGGATGGTATATGATGGGCTCGGACGGATTGCGTACGAAGCTCCAAAAAGGAAAGGGATCGTCGAAGAAGCAATCCTACAAGGAGCTCTTCTCCCGTTTCTCCTCGAAGTACAACCATATCGTGCCGGACGCCCCGGCCGACCGCGAGGCGTTCTTCCGGAGCCTGATAGGGACGGTGCTCTCGGTCAACATCAAAGATAAACGTAAAATCAACAAGATAGTGAACATGTGTCTGGCCACGGACAGCCAAGAGGCTGAAACCGGTCTCCGGCGTGCCGAGACACTGCTTATCCTAAACGAAGAATAAATCATAAATCTGAAATCATGATGAGACGATTATCTGTAAGCAACCTGAATGCCCAGCGGTTCAAATTCATGCCGTTTTTGGGCGAATGGAAAAAGATATTGGGCGATCAGGAGCGCAAGGGCTGCTGGATTATCTACGGGAAAGAGAAAAACGGTAAATCCACGTTTGCCCTTAATCTGGCCAAGGATTTGTCTAAGATCGAGCCCGTATTGTACATCTCCGCGGAGGAGGGCACCGGATACAGCTATACGGCCTCCGTGAACCGGGTCGGGATACTCCCTGCAAACCGCAACTTTCACAGCTGGCCGTTCGTCACGCTGGAGGAACTGAAAGAAGAGATGAGAACGAACCGCAAATGCGAACGCATCATCTTCCTCGATAACCTGACGGTCTATACCGACCTAAAGAAAGATGATATCGTCGCCCTTATACAAGAGTTTCCGCGTACACTCTTCATCTTCATCGCCCATGAGGATGAACGGAGCGAGCCGTTGGGCGCGGCGGCGGTGATGGCAAAGCAACTGGCATACGTGATCTTTCACGTGAAAGGACTGGCGGCGTTCGCCACCGTCCGCACGGGACGGAACTCACGCATCGACATCGACGAGGAGACCGCCTCCCTTATCCATGGCGATAAGGAAGATCTCACAAAATCAACATCTAACAATCAATAATTATGGCAACAACAAAGAAACAACCCAAGAGAAAGAACGCCTCGCACGCCCTTTTCTGGACGCTGCTGAAGGAGACTCCGGGCTATGACGAACGTTACAAGGAGGTCATCAAGGAGGGAGTGGTTGACCAATACAGCGGCGGGCAGACCCAGTCGCTCTCGGAAATGTACGCCAAGTATCCGGCGGCCTATTGCGCGATGATTGAATCACTCAAGGCAAAACTATCGGCCGACCGGCGCAAGATGCGCTACGAGGATGCGCTTGACAAGATGAAGAAGCGGGTCATCGCCGCCATCTGCCAGTACGTGGACAAACTGGGCTACACGTTCCCGACCCCGGCAGACAAGATCCGCTACGTGATCGGCATCGCCTGCCGGGCCGCCAATTGCGGCAATTTCAATGCGATCCCGGAAAGCCGCCTGTCAGCCATCTACAACCTCTATTGCAAGCGCAACAGCGTGGATATCGAAGGCAATCCGGAACTGGACTATGCCGCTTCGCAGAATTAACAATGAATAATAATGGCACGATACATCCCCCTGCAAGAAAAGCTGGACGAGATCGAGGAACAGGGCAAGAGGCTCCTCCGGCGGCAAGAGTACCTGAAGGGCGAGCGCGACTTCCTCGCGGACATGCTGCTCACCCGCCCGGTCAAGGACATGGAGGCGCAACGCCGCCTCCTTCGTGAATGGGAAGAGGAGATCGACCGGCTGGAACGGTCGCTGGGTTACCTCCGTAATGAATATATGAAATACAAGCGACAACAGAACAAACAGATGTGTAACACTCAAAAAACAAGAAAAAGATGAACATCGAGCAACTGACAAGAGAACAGAAGGCCGAATTGCGCCGACAGCTTGAGGCTGAGGAAAAAGCGGAAAAGGCACGTGTACAACAAGAGCGCGAGAACTACAAGGCGATCGTGGACGGCTGGGTGGAGGAGACCGTCAAGAAGCTGCAAAACGTATCCTCCGTCATGATGGACGCCAAGGCGGACATTTTCGCCAGCAGCGAGACGATCATCCAGATGAAGAACGAGCTGTTCAACGTCAAGAGCGACCGCAAGAGCGACACCCTCTCCACGTCGGACGGCAGCAAGACGATCCGCATCGGCAACCGTATCAACGAGGGATGGGACGATACGGTCGGTGTCGGCGTGGACAAGGTGAAAGCCTACCTGCGCACCTTGGCGAAGGACGAGAACAGCGCGGCCCTGGTCGACACCGTCATGAACCTGCTGGCCAAGGACCGCAAGGGCAACCTCAAGGCGCAAAAGGTGCTGGAGCTGGAGCGGCTGGCCGTCAAGAGCGGCAACGAGGATTTCATGGATGGCATCCGCATCATCAAGGACGCTTACCGCCCGGTGCCGACCTGCCAGTTCATCGAGGTCGTGATCCGCGACGAGAACGGGAAGGAGCGCGCGTTGCCCCTGTCCATGAGCGCCATCGAATGACACGGGCCAAGGTAAAGTTCGTCTCCCTCGCCCCCGGCCGCTGGGTCTACGTCTGTCCCTGCGGCGCCCGCTACCGGGTGGACCGGGTGGCGAGGGGCGGCGGACGCCACGCCCTCTATTGTTTCCACTGCAAGCAACAAAACGGTAAATATCATAGAATCATGGACGAACGATTGGAATTTGAAGAGAATTTTAACAACAAACTGAACTGCGCCTGCTTCACGACGATCCGGCTGCACCATCCGGTGAGGAACGCGGTCGGAGCGATCAAGCAAGTCTATCTGAAAGGCGTGTGGAAAGGCAACGCAAGGATCATGCACGCCGCCACCATCACCCTCGACCGGATCAACCTCTCGATGGCGAAGCTCGATACCGGCCTCATGCCGGAGGAGTGCCGCCGGCTGATCCGGAACCTCTACAAGCGCCGCCCCGGCATCGACTGGGCGACGCAACCGCTGGACTACATGGTGCTGGAATATATCAAGGAATCAAAAGAACCGACATTATTTTAATGGACAATGGAGAATTGATAATTAAATTGAAAGAAGATGAAAGAAGAAATTAAAAAAGCAATCAACGAAATAAAGGACGCGCAAGAACTGGGTAGTATAGCTAACCATGCAATGGCTCGCGCGTGCTTATTGGAAAATTCATTAGAACTTGACTCAGAAGGTGAATTTCGTAGCGAAGGAAGCCTGTTTTTGAAAACAAGCATGCACTTCGAAATGGAACTTGTAGAAAAGGAAGGAGGCGACGAATGATAATAGCGGTAGATTTCGACGGGACGCTTGCGATGGGCAAATATCCCGAGATAGGCTCCCCGAAGCCCTACGCCGTAGAGGTGATGAACAAGCTGAAGGCCGACGGCCACTACATCATCCTCTGGACCTGTCGCCGGGGCGAACGTCTGGAGCAGGCCCTGAACTGGATGCTGGAGCAAGGCATCCCCTTCGACCGGATCAACGCCCACGAGCCGGCGAACCTCGCCCTCTACGGCGACGACACCCGCAAGGTCTACGCCCACGTCTACATCGATGACAAGCAGGTCGGCGGCCTCCCCACATGGCCGGAGATATACGACTGGATCACGGAGGAGGAACGAAAGTATAAGGAGGGAAAGGCATGACACACGGTTCTCTCTTCTCCGGTATAGGCGGCTTTGAGCAAGCCGCCCTGTGGGTGGGCATTGCTACCTTATGGAACTGCGAGATCGCCTCCTATCCCCGGAGAGTCTTAGAGAGAGTATTCCCGGAGACTAAAAGATATGAGGACATCAAGAGACTCTCAAATCCCGGATACGTGGATATCATTAGCGGGGGATTTCCGTGCCAAGACATCAGCCTTGCGGGAAACGGTGTGGGTATTACCGGCAGCCGTTCCGGATTATGGAAGGAGATGTATAGAGTTATACGGGAGGTTAAACCCCGGTACGTCATCATTGAGAACAGCCCAGCTCTCCTTTTTCGAGGATTCGAACGGGTCTTATGCGATCTTTCCGAAATCGGGTATGATGCGGAATGGCAATGTCTATCAAACGCCGACTTTGGTTTCGACCATCGTCGGGAAAGGTTGTACGTTATTGCCTACTCCGACGAAGTCAAACGACAAGCGGGGTGGATTCAAAAGCGGAACCAAGCTCAAGGCATATTTGTCCCGCCATCAATCCAACACTGTGGATTTGCTCTCTCTCAAAGGGTTCTCGAAATGCCAGATCGTGAGCATATTGGAGTCAATGATGGGATTCAGGGTTGGACACACCGCGTCGGATGTCTAGGCAATGCCGTGAATCCGGTCGTGGCTAAATATTTATTCGAATGTATAGTATTATTTGAAAACAATGTAAGACAATGATAAAAGCGGAAGAGGCCCGTCGCATGGCGAACGGCAACTCGGTGGAGATACAACAGCGGCTGGCTGTTATCAGCAAGCTGATCGAGCAAGCGGCCAAGGAAGGACGCTACCAAGTCGATATCCAGTCCGACATACCCGATCCCGGCCTGATCGCCCCGATCCAAGAGCAACTGGTAATGATGGGATACGACGTGACAAGTTTCAGCTTGAATAAGCTAAGTTTAAAAATCAAATGGTAAGGAGAAGTGAATGTAAAAAAGTAAAACAAATATGAGTCATATGGATTATACCAAAAAATCATTAGGCTATGCGTATAAAGTAAGACAATAATAAAAGCTGGAAATATCTATCACATTATGAACAATGACTGATAAAAGAAATAAAATCCCTTTGTCCTATATTTTTAAGGATAAGGGATTTTATCAACTAATTTAATTCTAATCTTCTTCCTCCGGATCGGGTTGAAGCTCCTCGTAATTTTCTCGCAGACCAAAAAGAAGTTCGTTTTCATCTTCATTCTCAAGAAAATCTTCTAACTCATCCGAGTAGGATCTGTTATTCAAAACTCTGTCAATTTTATTAATCACCCATTGTTCAAAGGGGTCATCACAATTTAATTTTGAAAGCAAGTTTTTTAATGTTTCTTTTTCCATGACTCAAAATTTTAGTGAGTCGCAAATGTACAAAAATTACTATTCCCCCACATGCCTCACCACAATCTCTACCTAGTGTGGCATCAAAATCTTCTGTCCTGAAGCGTATCCCGCTTCGAGGAGTTTGGCGAGAAGCTGTTCCTTTTTCATCCATTTCTTCAACTGGTTACTGGCCAATTTGACATATTAATTTAGTATTTGAAATTCAGCTCTTTTATGTGAAAATCTGGCTTAATAAGATTTTGATAATCTACACAATGAAAATATTCTTTATGAAGTAAATATTTAATTTTACCATTTGGTTGGATGCGAGACTCTTTGTATGTCAATATCAATTGATGTTCAGATGTTCTTTTAAACAAATGACAAATGCGACAAGCTTTTAACTCAAAATCAGAATCTATAACAGCCGGACGTATAGCAACATTTATGCCTATCCCCCCTTGTCCTAAACGAGCACTTGGGTAAACTATTCCATCAATATCAGTCCTTTGACTCAAAAGATTTTGTGTAAAATTAGCTGTATAAGAATAACAAGATTTGGCATCTTCCTCATTCTTAGGAATAAATGAAAATTGTTTTGATAATTCTTTTAGACTATCTCTTATCTCATTAGATGTATTATGTTTTGACATAATATTTTCCCATAAATTGAAATACCATTCAAATTCAACTACTGGTTTTTTGTATGAATCAAATATTGGTATAACGAATAATTTGACAGGTCTTTTTGCCATCCAAAGTGAAAAAGTAAATTCTTTTTTCCCAACAAAATTTTTATCCCAAAGTTCTTCGCAAGTTTCAGCTAAACATGTTAATCTTGGTATATCTTGCTGTGCTGTATATTCCAAAGGGAACAATGAACCATAAAACATCGGTTGATTATCTAAGTTCGCTCTCATCAGACGTGTATAGTTTGCTGGAGGATAAGAGACCTCTTTCTGATATTTATATTCCATATTTGGTTCATTGTGCATCCTTACACGAATAACTTTACTACCAGTCTCTAAGACTTTTCCTAACAATGGGACTTCTGTCAAATCTTTAAATAAATTCATATATATAAATTTAGAACTACTGACAAATTTACAAAAACTTTCGATTTTTATGCGAGTTGAATGAAAATAAAGACAACCTCGTCCATTCTAATAAAAAAGAACTCAAAAGGTTCAAAAAATAAATAATATGAACGTAGTAGGTTTGGACATGTATAAATCCTATTTGAATAAAAGCAAGTATTGCTTGAAAATTTAATATCTTTGCTGTTGAAAATTTTCATTTATGTCAAAAGGTAGAAGTAAACGATTGATGTCGCTCCGTGATGAGACGTTGATCCGCCGGTACCATTACTGGACGGAGGTTCAACGCCGCCGTTTTGATGATGCGTTGAAAATTTTGTCTGAACAGGAGTTCTTCCTTTCCGAATCACGCATCATGGCGATTATCCGGCAGAATTGCGACAAACTGCCGGATGTCGAAATCAAGCCGGTTCCCCGTGTCAAGATGCCGCGTACGGCTTGCCGGCAACTCACGCTTTTCCCCGGCGAATGACAGGCTACGCTGGTTCGTCATCGATGATACATTCATACGTGCTTTCATACACCTTGATGGCTCCCGGCAGGGAGAACCAGCGTGAAGAGGTGCGCTCCAAAGGCGTGGTATTGTCCGGTTCCAGCCGGCGGACGATGTCGTGCAACTGCTTGAATCGGGCAATCCGCCTGGCGGCTTTTCCGGCCGTCCCGCTTGTATGGTGCGTATCGTCGTAACAATCGATGCAGAGGCGGGTCCGGATGCGTGCCGTACCCCGCTGGTAGTCATCCGTCATTGTTTCCCACTGTATTTCCTCCAGTCCGATCAGGACGCAGGGGAACACCACCGGATAGGTATCTTCCGACGTTTGCAACTGGCCGTAGTCCTCGTCCACCAAGGCGAGTTCCGGCATATCCTCAGCGATGGCCGATTGGATCAAATTGAATAATTCTTCCATGTGCTATAACTCCATTATTTTACGAATCTCCTGTTCCGTATATTCCCTTATCTTGTCGTCCAGTTCCTTACTGTGCCCCATGAATTGCCGTTTTGGAATGTGGACGGTGGAGGTCTGCTTGGGTGTGAGGGCGAGCCGTTTCCACATGGCCGACCGTTCACCGGCGTTCGTCTCCTTCTGCTTCCGTTTCTCTGCGTTGTCGCCTTTTTGTATCCCGGTTTCTTCAAAGAACCTTGCCCAGGCGTATTTACGCATCCGGGGGGTGATCCGGTGCGTAATGCTCCCCCCATTGTTATGGATGGGGGCATACTCCAAGTTGTTCGACACGATCACCTGCCCCGCTCCGGCTTTGTAGGTGAACCCCTGATAGAGGTTGTTCCGTGCGCTCAACAAGGGCGTCCGGTTGTAATAGGCCCCTTTGCCTCCCTGCTGCTGCCGCTTGGTTTTCGGCCAGGCGGTCAGCCCGCCGTCGTTCCAGCCCGCGTCGCGGAAGTTCTTCCTGAAATGGCTGATCGCCATCTCGCCGACACGGGCAGGCCAGCGTTTGTCGCGAAAGGCTGCCAGTTCGGATTTCTTTTGTTCCAGGTGGCGAATTAATTGATCCAAATTACCCATAGTGTCGTTTTTATTTGTATGTTTGCAATCGGAAGGGAGGTAAAGAAGACTGTATTGGATTGCAGATCCTTTGGCAAGTTCTTTATTTCCCTTTCAATTTCTCCACAATCGAATAAAACACCAGTTCTCCAGTAGTCAGTTCTCGTATAACCGCAAAAGAGGGTTCGTTCGCTATCTCTATTTGATAATAGTGATACCTTTTTACCATTTGGTTTCCTTTATCGTCATCCCTTGTCAAAACAAGTTTTGCCTTTTTTAGTAACCTTTCAATATCCCGTACCGCCTCGTTCTTTTCCAAGATATGTTTGTGCGGTTGGTTGAGAGCCTCTTTGATGCCGGTTGATGTGAATGATACCGGAGCTCCCATGCCGGGGACGTGTGCCGTTTTTCCGATCAGGTTCTCTTTCGCCCATTCCCGGACCTCCGACCGTTGCTGTTTGACCTCCTCCTTGAAAGTTTGTGAACCGAACGCCAACATCTGCTTGTCAATGAACTCCCGTACTGCCTCTTTCGCCCCTTCGTATCCGTTTTGGACGTAGGGGTGCGTGTCGCTGAAGAGTTGGGCATCCTTTCCCGGATTGTTCTCCAGTCCCAAGCTGGGTTCATCTTGGGGCGTTCTTTTTTGGATGCGGTTGTCTACAGTGGCGGGTTCGTCGGTCGCCTCCAAAGAGCATTTGCAGTTCCAACGGTCGCCGGGGCGGTGCTTGTCCCAAAACGGGTCGTCGATGGGTCGCACGGTGTCCCAGAATACCTGGTGGTCCTCTCCCGGATGGAGGCTGGTGCTCTTTATCCATTTCAGGTTAGGCAGGACATCGCGGTTCGCTTCGAACCGCCTCCAGTCGGCCGCTTGCCGGGCACGGATGACGGTGGTGCTGTATTCCGTTTGCAACCACGACTTCAGGTGCGTCGGGGCGACCAGCGTCCGGACATCGTAGGCGAAACGCTCGAACGTTTTCAACTTACCCTCTTCGTCCAGCAATCGCGAGGCGATGTCGTTTTGGAACCGGTGCGTCCGAAAAGCGGCGAACACGGCGTTGTTGTAGCGCAGTTCCCGGTAGAAATCGTAATCGTCCTCATTGTAGGCACGCCTGCCGAACCCCTCGTCGGTCGCCTCGTTAAGGCAACGCCAGAACTCCCGCCACGCGCCAAGGTCGATCTCTGTCGCCGTATCGAACTCCCTCGCGTAGATCCGGCGGATGATCCCCTCCAGCTCCTCGTTGGAGAAAACGAGACCCTCCTCGGCCTTGCCGGCGAACCGTGGGATATCGCTGTCATAGTACAGCCGGTTGACTACCATTCTAAAATGGCCCCCTTGCCGCTTTCGGGGGCCTCCCCGAAAAAACGGCTTAGCAGGTTGGCGAAGGAAGACCTCCTTTTAGTTGACTGTTGAGAGTTGGGGGATGAGAGTTGTTTGTCCTCATTTCTCAACTCATTTTCCATTCTCAATTTTCCATTCTCAATTTGCTCCGCATAGTCCTTCGGCTTGTTCAGCCCGAACTCCTCGTACAGTTGGTCATGGTCCAGCGGAAGTCCCAGCGAGTCCAGCTTGACAAGGATGTCCACCCGGCCGGCGGGATCGGTGTTCTTCGGGGAGACGAACGAAAAACGGCCTCCGCGCACCTTGATGCCAAACGACTCGAAAAGGTCGGTCATCTGGTAGTTCAGCACATTGAGGACAAACCGTTTGTCTTGTTCCAGCATACGGTCTTCCCCCTTTTTCTGCACGGTGCCGAGTGCCTGTGTGCCTTTTTCGCCGGCCTCCGTGGTCAGCGTGTTGCCCAGCACATGCTTCGACATTTCCGCGTTGCAGAAGGAGGCCAGCCCTTGATAGAGGTCGCTCGACCCCGTCTTGTTGGAAGCCTCATGGAGCGTCATGTTACTGCCTTCCGGATGGAGGAACACGGCACTGCCGCCACTTCCGAATATGTCGTTCACCAAGTTATAACGCGAGGCGTCGTCCCCGGCGTTGTAGGTATATTCCCGGATCGGCTGGCCGAACAGTTCGGCGAATTGCGCCCAGTCCGAGACATCGCCCCGTTTGTACAACACCCAAGGGATATCCTTGACCAGTTCGCCCAAGGCGCGGGGTTTCCCGACAAAGAGCAGGTCATCGTATTCATCCCACGACGTTCCGTGGATGTCCGTCTGCATCCGCATGATCAGGCGGCGGACCGGGTCCGCATGTTTCCGGGGTATCAGGTCGTAGGTAAGCCATCCGTCCGTGTCGCGCTTGAACTGGAAAAGGCTGAACCCCCAGAGGCGAGTGTCGAGCAGGTCCTTCAGGAAGTCGAGGAACCAAGGGGAGGCCAGCATCTCGCCGATCCGTTCGTCCGGGCTCCCGTCGCGTGTAAACTCGATCGCGGAGGAGAGCACGGCGGAACTCCGTTTCTCCAATATGCTGCTCAGGTGCGTGTCGAACAGGATCGTGTCGTAGAGGTCGTACAATTTGGAACGGTTCGGGAAATCCACCCGTTCCGACTCGCTGACGGCACGCATATAATGGCTGATGTCGCGATTCCAGCGTGTCGCCTGTGTCAACAGGATCGTGTTGCCGCCGGCGGGTTGGTTGAAAAACCCACCGGCCGTTATCTGTTTCTTGTTCTTTTTTCGGCTCATGTCCGGCTTGTTTTAAAATCGATTTACATGTTATTTAAAAGCGGGTTCAAAGGTGGACGGCGCGCTTCGGGTTCCCCCGGTAGAAAAACGCCTGTTCCCGCAAGTCCTCCTCCAAGAGCGGTGCCCCGTTGACACTGACAGTCCCTTTGGAGACGGCCCTCAACCATTCGGTCGCCCGGTCGTAACGGTCCTTACGGATGCCGTTCTGGAGCTTCTGCGGGTTGCCTACACAATAAATATGGTAGGTGGCGATGTCGAGGCACATCATCAGGACGAGCGGATGTCGCTCTCCCGCACGGGCGGAGAAGAGGGCTTCCACGTCGTAGCGGGGGGAGAGGTAGGATTTCATCTCCTCGATGGCCCTGTCTTCGCAAATGTCGAGGATGCTGTCGTCGCCACGGGTCAGCGAGTCGATGATGTCGCGGTGTACCGTCGCGTCGTAATCCTCCGGATCGATAAAGTGTGTCATAGCCTGTATTTGTTTTTGAAGCGGAACGCCTTGGCCGGGATGATGACCGGCGGGGCCATCCGCTGGATTTTATGATCGATGATGCGTTTGCCCCCCTCGACGCAGTCTGGGCCGTCGGCGGGGAACTTCATCTGGAGGGTGAAGAGCGTGAACTGGTCGGCGAGCCGTTGCATGTGGGGGTTCTCCCTTTCGGCGATGTTGAGGACCAGTTTGCCTTCCCGGTTCACCGGCTCTAGGTTCGCCTCGATACGGGTCGCCTTGTCGGTCTTCTTCTCCTCGTCCGGCAGGATGGAAAGGCCTCGTCCCGTTTCCCGGCACTTGTCGGAAAGCAACGGACGGAACACCTGCCGGAAGAACGGGTCTTGCAGGGAGTTGTTCTCCATATAATGGTAGAGGGTCGTTTTCCGGTTCACATATTCGTCCAACAGAAAATACCAGTTGATGAACTCCGCGTTCAGGCAACGGTCTAGGAACCCCTTGATCACATAATAGGTCCCGTCCAGTTCCCCCACGAGCCAGACCGCCTTCGTGGAGCTTTTTTTTGACCGGTTCTCACCGGGGGCCGGGTCTCCGTAGGCCACGAGGAATTTGAATCTCTGTAGCGGTGGCACCTTTCCCCATGTCAGCTCCTTGAACACCTCGCCCTCACTGACGGGGTTGTTGAAATACTCTGTCTGCTGGGCGGAGGCGCTGATTTTCGAGAGCGTCTCATCGATCATCGCCTCGGTGTTCTTCTGCGGCCACGTGCTGTTTCCCTCCTTGTCTCGAATGTTGACGATGTCCCAATGGTTGGCGACCTGTCCGGCACGCGCCACGCAGCAATCCTTGGCGATGATATTCCCGCAGAATATCACCAGCACCGGGACGGCCGGGTCGCGGGTACCGTAAACCGCCTTCTCCCAGAACTTCCACATGTCCTCGACCCGGTCCGGGTTGCGGCATGCCTCGTCGGTATCGAAGTCGTCCACTAACAGTACATCCGGTCGGTAGGACTTGTTGCGCGATCCACGGGGCGCGTTCCCGTAACCGATGGCCCGGAAAGCGACATCGCGGTTGGTGACAAATTCATCCTCCGTCCATTTCCCCATCCCGGTCTGCTCGCCGTAATAGGCCTTGATACGCGGGTTATTCTCCAGCTCGTCCCGGTAAGGGGCCAACAGACGTTTGGCGGCATCCTGTGTCGCGCTGGTCATCATGACGTTGTGTTTCCGTCCGGTCAATACAAGGTAGAGCACGATGAACATCACGACCGTGCTCTTGGCGAGGCTTCTCGCCCAACTGAGCACCTCGTACCACTCGTCATGCTTGACGCAACGCTGGATGGCCCGCAGGTGGAAAGGGGCGAACTCGCTCTTGGCGTAATCCGGAAAGAAATAGCGTATCCATTCGATGGGATGCTTTTCCAGATAGGCCAGGTACTTTTCTTTCTCTTCCCGGTTCTTGTGCTCCATCGGGACATCGGCCATCAATCCGGCATGGAATTTTTCCCAACCGCGCAGGGCTTCTTTTTCCTCTGTTGTCATAGCGTGCTCCGTATGAAGTTATCCCACATGGTGCCGAACTCCTTGGCCTTGTTTATATCGACCCCCCGCAGCCAGACAAGGAAACGGGTGGCGGAGCTGATCAGGTCCTTTAGCCCGGCGTCTTTCTCCAGCTTGTCGATGGCCGTCGATAGCTTGGCGATGGTTCCCGCCTCGGCTTGCGTGGCGAAACGCTCCCCTTGCGGACGATCGAGGATGGAACGGTTGATCTCGGCGATCTGGTGCTGGATGTTCATGATCTGCTGCTCGCGGGTCATCGTCAGCCCGGCCTTCATCTCCTCCCATTTGCCCGACGCTATCCATGTTCCCACCGTTCGGCGACTAACGCCCACCTTTTCCGCTATTTCCTGTTGCGTCAGGTTCTCACGCAAGTAGAGCAACCCGGCGTATTCCTTCTTTTGTATGTTCGTCAAATCTGCCATAAGCGAGTCTTTTTAGGGCAAAATTGACGGTAAAATCGGTGTCGGGCAAATCCGGTTTTCAAGAAGGAAGTTTAAAGTCGCATCATTGATTTATAAAGTTTTATCATAAAAACCGGATTTGCAAGGCTCTGTTTTACTCCTCAATTTTGCACCCAAACACAGATGCGGAATGAGTAAACAATTTTTCAATATGATAGCCGGGAAGGACGGTACGGCCTGCATCCTCCTATATGGCGATATCGGATGCTATGACAGCCCCATCCGAAGCGGTGACATTGTCCGCGAACTGCTGGAGATAGAAGCTGCCTACGACAGGATCGATATCCGGATCAACAGCATGGGGGGCGAGGTCTATGCCGGGATCGCCATCTTCAACGCCATCCGGAACAGCCGGGCGGACATCAAGGTTTATGTCGATGGGATCGCCGCCAGCATTGCCAGCGTGATCGCCTCTTCGGGAAAACCGGTTTACATGAGCCGGTATGCCCGTTTGATGGTCCACAGCGTGTCAGGCGGATGCTATGGCAATAAGACGGATTTGCGACAATACATCCGGGAGATCGAATCGCTGGAGGATACGTTGGCAGAGATATATGCTTCCCGTTGCAAGCGGGACAAAGAGGAGATCAAACAACAGTTTTTTGACGGAGCCGAACACTGGTTCACGGCGGAAGAGGCCTTGCAAGCCGGGCTGGTCGATGGGATATACGACACGGATCCGGTTCCGGCCGACAGCACGCCCCGGCAGGTGTACGACCTCTGTCAAAACCGATTAAATCCAGATAACATGCTGATTGACGAATTAAGGAAAAGGCCGTCGTTTACCAACTTGGCGAACGACGAGGAGGTGATCCGACATATCGGTCACCTAGAAACAGAGGCCGGCAGGGCCGCCGGGTTGGAAACGGAGAACACCGACCTGAGAAACCAGCTGAAAGCCTATAAGGACAAGGAGGAGGCCGACGCTGCCGCCGCGCGTACCGAGCTGGTTGATGCCGCCATCAAGGACGGACGCATCAAGGAGACGCAGAGGGAGGTCTACCTGAACCTGTTAAAGTCCGATCCGGTGAACAGCGAGGCCGCCCTGAAGGCGTTGAGACCCGCCCGCCGGGTGATGGACGACCTGCGCGATCCCGCCGCCGGGAACGAGTCCCCGTGGGAGAAACGAATGAAAGAGATCCAGAACAATTTAAAAAAGTAACAGACGATGATTCAAATCCAAGGAACAAACTATTCGGGTGAGGTGCTGGAGATGCTGCTTACCCGTGCCGCCACCGGCAACGAGCTGGTGGAAAAGGGACTGATCCACGTGGTACCCGAGGTGGCAAAGAAATTTTCCATCCCCCGCCTGCGTACCGGGAAGATGCTACAGAAGCGCAAGGAGATGCCGACAGACTCGGATTCCAAAGGCGATTTCAATTACGACGAGCGTGAGTTGGTACCGGTCGACTTCATGGCCTTCACCACGTTCAACCCGCGTACGTTCGAGCAGATCTGGCGTCCGTTCCAGCCGAAAGGCAACCTCGTGTTCGCCGAGCTTCCGGCGGAGGGGCAGAACGCCTTGTTGCGTGAGTTGGCCAAATCGGTCAAGTTCGAGCTGGGCTTCCATTTCATCAACGGCGTATACGGCGAGGATGACGACCATCTGTTCAACGGTATCGTGACCCGTATGCTGGCGGACAAGGATGTCGTGAGGGTGACTTCCCCGGAGACGGCCATGATCAAGAGGCTGAAGGAGGTCAAGGATAATATCCCCGTAACCATGCGCAGCAATCCGGGGCTTCGTATCATGATGAGCATCGCGGATTTCGACAAGTATGACGAGGAGCTTACGCAACAGCCGAACAAGGGTGCCAACTATACGGACATGAACGTGGAACGCTACAAGGGCATCCGCATCGTCCCGTTGGCGAACTGGCCTGAAGGGTTGATTGTCGCCACTATCTGCGGCATGGACTACGAGACGAACCTGTGGGCCGGCGTGAACCTTGTGGATGATATGGACGTGATCCAGATCGACAAGCTGACCAACGCCGGTGAGAAGTATTTCTTCAAGATGTTGATGAAGGCCGACACCAACATCGCTTGGGGCGAGGACGTGGTCCTGCTGGACGGACGCGAGGCGGAAACGGCCACCTTGTCCGGGACAACCATCACGATGACCACTCCGGTGGCGAAGGTGGAGGTGACTCCCTCCGATGACTCGGTCTATTCCATAACGGGAGCCGGTCTCGTGACCGGTGCCACCTTGACTTTGGCTAACAAGGCGGCCGATAAGAAGGCCACGATTGACGGGGTCGAGGTGAAAGGCGGCGAGACCGCTATCTTTGGATACGACGGTAAGAAATGGTTTAAGGCGTAAACGATGGCACGACTTCAATATCTGGTCATCCACTGCACCGCCACCCCCGAAGGCCGCGAAGTATCGGCGGAGGAGATCCGCCGTTGGCATTGCGCCCCGCCCAGCGAGGGCGGCCGCGGCTGGAGACAGGTCGGTTATACCGACATGATTCACATGGACGGCACGGTGGAGCGGCTGGTGGCCAACAACGAGGACGACGTGGTGGATCCGTGGGAGATTACCAATGGGGCAAAAGGGCATAACCGGGCAGCCCGGCACATCGTGTACGTCGGCGGCGTAGGCACCGACGGCAAGACTCCCAAGGACACCCGGACGGCGGCGCAAAAGGAAGCTTTGAAACAATATGTGAAGGACTTCCACCGCCGCTTCCCCTCGGTGAGGATCGTCGGCCACAACGAGCTGGCGGCGAAAGCCTGCCCCTCGTTCGACGTACAAGAGTGGCTCAAGGAGTTGGTAATTAATTCATAATTCAAAATTCAACATCCGGACTCATGGAATGGAACACGCTTATCACGATGATCGGTACCGGCGGGTTGGTCGGACTGATCAACTGGCTGGTGACGCTCAAGGTGGCACGCCGGAAAGCCCGGCTGGACAAGGACGACGTGTCCCGACACATGGCGGACCGCGACAACAAGACAATCATCGAGCTATATGATAAGAACAGGGATTTTATGGAGAGGCTGGCCGCCTTGGAGGAGCTTTTGTACAAGCTGGTGCGTTGCCGGCATTATGACACTTGTCCTGCTCGCAACAAGTTGCGGGAATACAAGGCGAACTACCGCTACCAGCGAGGCCGACAGTCTGGGCTGGAGCAGAAAGGTTTCCGTTACCCTCGCGACAATCCCGTTGAGCCTGGCCCGGCTCACGATCCCGATGGACAGCCTCCGTAGGCTTCCCGAAGGGGCCGTGTATTCCGCCCGGCAGGGGCAAGCGACCGTCACGGCAAGCCGGAAAGACGATAATATCCACGTCTCGGCCTCTTGCGACTCGTTGCAAAACCTGTGTTACCGGCAGGAGGAAGAACTGGTACGCATCCGCGACCGGTTGCGAGAGGAACAAATAAAGAAAGAACCGGCGGCCATCACCTTCTGGCAACGCCTCAAATGGTGTTCGACCGGCATTATAACAGGATTCGTAACAGGCTTCATCCTAGCCCGCGCGAAACATAAATCATAAATCATAAATCTTTTAGCTTATGTCAGAAGAAAAGATAAGATCCATTGGCCTGAAGAAAGCCCTGTTCGGAGACATCAACCCCGCTGGCGGGATGCCGACGACCATGAAACAGTTGGCCCGCACGATGAAAGGGACGGCCTCGTTTGTCACCGAAGCGGATAGTACGTCCGATTTTTACTGCGAGGAGGAACCCGCCGCCCCGGTTGAATCTGTTCCGAACGAGGCCGGGCTGAAACAGGCGAAGATGAACCTTTTGGAATGGGATAACGATACGTTGAAGAGCATATTCGGTGGAACGGTCTCCGAGACCCCGGAAGATGTGACGATCGACGGAAAGACTTATTCGGTGACCAAATATAAAGCCCCGAGGGATATCGTGATCGTCAAGAAGGCACTCCGTATGATCTCCCTTCACAACGTGGTGATCGACATCCCGGTGGCACAGATCACCGCCCGTTTCGTATGGAATCTCACCCGTACCGATATCGCCCAGATCGAGGTCACGGCGAAAGCCCTGGCTCCGATCAAAGAGAGTGATGGTATCTACGAGGTCTACAAATTGGGCGAACCTAAAGCCGGCGGATGATGAGAGAGGTTGAGCAACTGGCCGCCGATGCCCTGCTGGACCGGCGGCTCAAGATCAATCTGCCCGCCCCGTGGTTGCTCCGGGTGTTCGGTAAGAGGACGATCCCCGTGTGGGTGAGGATACCGGTGGGCAACAGCCTGATCAGGATGTGCAAGCTGTTCGCCAGGATGGATATCGATGCCAAGCGGTTGACGGAAGGAGACTTCGGGACGGTGCTCGAGTACATCGGCAAACACGGGGTGACCGCCTCCCGGATGATCGCTTACGGAATGCTCAGGGGGCCGTTGTCATCCCTGTTGCTCTGCCGTCCGCTCGCCTGGTACATCCGGGAGCACATGACGATGCGGGACATGGCAGACCTGACAAAGATCATCGTGGCGATGAGCACGTCTGAGGCTTTTGTCGATATTATCTTGTCGGTAAGTATGATAGACATGCTGACACCGACAACGAGCCAGACGAAGGAGGACGGGAGTTAACGGAGGAGTACGATCCTCCCCATAGCCTGTTCGGACAAATCCACGCGTTGATATCCACCGGCGCGTTCACCTACGACGAGATCATGAACCGTATCCCCTGGTGTGTCGTGCTGATGATGATCAACGACCAAGGCAAGACGCGTAAAAAGAGGGAAAAGGAAAGTACGATACAATCCGAGGAGGAGGAACTGGCCTTCTTCGGACTGTCATAATTCATAACTCATAATTCAAAATCCATTGGCTTCAGATCCTGTATATATAACATTTGAGTTTCGCGGCGACCTCGACAAGGAGGTCGAGAAGGTCACCCTCGGCATCAAGGGCTTGCGAGAAGAGTCGGCGAAAACCTACCAAAGGTTGATCGCCGACAGCAGCACGGCATACAACGCCCTTAGTGCCGACAACCGCCGTATGGCCCTGTCCGTACAGGAGAACATCAACGCCCTTCGTGACCTTGCCACCACGCAGAAGGCCCTCGACCAGGAACTGGAAGACGGCAACATCACTACCCGGCAATACACACAGGCCAAGGCCGCCCTCGCAATCCAGGAAGGGAACCTGCGCGAGGCGATCAGTTCCGGTATGCGCGAGCTGAACGCTTCGATCGAGACGGAACGTGCCGCCATCGGCAGCATCACCTCGCTCCAAAAGAAGCTGCAAGAACTTACAAACACGTACTATAACCTGTCGAAAGCCGACCGCGAAGGGACCGCCGGACAGGGCATCCTGAAGCAGATCGGCGATCTGGACAAGGAGATCTCCACCGCGCAGTCCACCCTGTCCTCTTACAGCCGCACCGCCTCCGGAGGCTTCAACAACCTCTCGATGTCGGTGCAACAGGTGGCACGCGAACTGCCCTCGCTGACAATGGGGGCCAACATGTTCTTCCTCGCGATCTCGAATAACCTGCCGATGCTGGCCGACGACATCCGCGCCGCACGGCGGGAATACGAGGCCATGCAGCAGGCCGGACAGAAAGGCGTGCCGGTATGGAAACAGCTACTGTCGTCCATCTTCTCATGGCAGACGGCGCTCGTGGTCGGCATTACCTTATTGTCAGTCTATGGCAAGGACATTATAAACTGGGTCCAAGGACTATTCGGAGCAGATCAGGCACAAAAACGCCTGAATGAAAGCATGGCAGACTTCAATGCCTTGCAGTTGAAGTCCAGCCAGGAGGCTAAAACCTTATTCTCTGCCCTTGAACGGACAAAAACAGGAACGGAAGGGTATCGCAAAGCCATTAATGACATTAATACGGCATACGGCAAGTACTTGCCGAACCTCCTGTCTGAAAAAAGCACCCTGAGCGAAATCAATGCGGCCTACCAATTGGTAAACAAATCGCTTCGGGAAAACGCAGCATTGAAAGCCCAAAGCAATGCGGTAGAGAAAGTCCTGGAAAAAGCGATTAAAACACAGGCGGATGCCATGACCGAGATGCGTAGCATCGCGATCGAAAAACTCGGCAGCCAGGAGAAATCGGACGGGATCTTGAATACGGTAGCCGGTCTGACCGAGGACTTCCGTACAGCAGGCAAGACATGGCAGGAAGCCTGGCAGGGTGTATCGGCCAAGATTCAGAGCGAAATAGGCAACAAGAAACTGGGTGGTTCCTTCTTTGAAGAACTGGAGGACTACATCCGCAGCGTCTATAAATCCGAAAAGCAGATATCCGACATACAAAAGCAGTTCAACCCTTTCTTCAACAAGGATCAGGCCGAAAAGGCTGTCGTGCAGAACAAGAGTTATTGGGAGGATATTAAAAAACAGGCGACTTCTGTCCTGGAATCAATCAATGCGGAACAGAAGAAATTGCTCGACCAAGGAAAGACAACCGGCATCGAACCGGCAATCGTCACGGCCTATAAGACAGCCAAGGCAGATATAGACAAAGCGACAGAAGCCTTAAAAGCATACGACTCATACGACAAACAACAAGCCACCTCAAATAAGCGGCAGACCAAGGAACAGCGTGCCAAGGAGGCCGCGAACGCGATCAAGGCCGAGACCGCCATGCGGGAGTTGGAGATCGAGCGGCAGAAACAGGTATTGGCCCAAAAGGAAAAAGATGCCGAACTGGAACTAAGAGAACAAAATATAAACCTGAAGAAAGAGGGTGCAGAAAAGGAACTGGAGCAAATCCGGTTGGACTATGACAAACGGATCAACGAGATCGAGAAGAAAGGCCGTGAATACATATTGGCCCAGCAGAAGATAGAGCGGGCAGCATGGGAGAATGAAAATCCGAATTGGAAAAAGCAGGGCCTGATATTCCGGCCTTCAACCACTATGGTTTCCCAGCTTCCCGATTCACAACGCGAAGAACTGGAAAATGCCGGTGTTATTGCCGGAGCCACCCGGGAGAAAGCGGAGGCCGACCTGCATGAAAAGACATTGCGGCAGTACCAAGACTACTCGGCCAGACGGCTGGAGCTGGAGAAAAAATATAATGATGACGTAGCCTATCTATCCAGTCAGAGAACTGCCGCCAATGGCGCAGAGATAGACGCTGCAATAAAAGAGGCGAGACGTTCCCTGAAAAAGGGCCTGTCCGACCTCTCCATGGAGGAACTGAAGGACTCCGGGCTGTGGGACAAGCTGTTCGGGGACCTCGACAAGATGGCCATGCCGTCGTTGGAGGCACTACTCAAACAGGCCAAGGAGGTCAATACCACGGCATGGGACCCGAGGAACGTGAAGGAATACCAAGACGCTATCAACCGACTGGAGGACGCCATTCATTCCCGGTCCCCGTTCAAGGCGATCGGAGATGACTGGAAGAAACTGCTGGAATCCATGAAAAAAGGAGACAAGGACGGCATGGCTTCAGCATTGGACGGCATAGACTCGGCTACACAATCTTTGATCTCCGACCTTGATACGATTGCCGGCGGCATCGGCGACATCTTCGGAGAAGAGGCGGGTTACGCCGCCGGGCAGGTGGTGGAACTGACATCTTCTTTAGGGGGATTTGTATCGGCCGCATCCAAAATCGCCACTGGCGATATTGTCGGTGGCATTGCGTCTGCTCTGGGTAGCATCGGAAAACTTTTCTCTATGGGCAAGCGGGTCAAAGAAATGAACCGCCAGGCACGAGAGGAACAGCAAAAATACTATGACGAGGCCATCCAAGGCGAGATGGAGTACCAACGCCTGCTTCGGGAACGGCTCCGCACACAGCAGCAAATCGGCGAGATGACGCTGGCCTACAACAAGCGGATCACCGAGGAACTGGAAAGGCAACAGAAGGCTTCTTCCGGGGAGTACGACCGGCTGTTGGCCCAGATACAAGGGGAGCAATACATCAGCGGCGTGGGCTACCGCCATGGCACGTGGTTCCGGAAGGCGAAGACATGGAACGAGTACTCCAGCCTCGCCGGGAAGAGCTACGAGGATATCGAGAAACTGTATACCGAGGGCAAGCTGGAGGAAAAAGTGGCCAAGCTCTTCGAACAGCTTCGCTCCCTAAAGGAGGAAGGGGCGGACATCGACCGGATGTTGGACGACCAGGAAGAGTCCATGCGCGAGGTATTGACGGGAACGACCACCGACAGTATCGCCAACAGCATCCTACAGGGTTTAGCCGAGGGCAAACGATCCGCCAAGGACTTCGCGGATGATTTTCAGGAGATGCTGAACAACGCCGTCTTGCAGGGCATCAAGATGAAGGCCCTCGAGGAACCGCTCCGGCAGTGGTACGAGTCGTTCGCCGCCGCCAGCGACAACGGGTTGACAGCCGAGAACATCGCCTCGCTGAAGGCGCAATACGACAAAATCATCGAGGACGCGGCCAAGCAGCTCGAAGACATGGAGAAGATAACGGGGAGCAAAATAGATACGGCCTTCTCGCAACAAGCGAAGGCCGGCGCTTATACAGTCGCCAGCCAGGATTCCATCAACGAGACCAACGGACGGCTTACCTCTATCCAGGTCAATATCGCCGAGGTAAAGGAATGCGCCTTCGATATGCGCACGATATTAAACAAGGGGCTGGAGCATCTGGAGGCGATCGACAGGAACACCTCTTACTGCAAGAGGCTGGAGCGCATCGACAACACGTTGCTGGAGATATTAAGAAACGGACTAAGGACAAAATAAGATGAGAACCGGGAAACTATATATAAACAATCTGGACGCTTACACGGAATATGGCGTGTTTCTCGCCAAGGACCGGGGCGGGACGTACGACAATCTTTCGGTGCTCATGACCCCGCCACCGGCCAAGAGGCATACCACGGTCGACTACCGGGAACGGGACGGCGAGGAGGTGGACGTGTCGGACGTAAGGTTCGAGGCTCGAGACGTATCCCTTCGCTTCGCCATGATTGTGGATGGTGAGCAGGAATTTCGGATAAAGTACAAGGACTTTATCAATGCCCTGAAATCCGGCATGATCAACATGAGGGTCACTGAAACCGGGAAAACATATAAGTTCTATTATCAGAGCTGCCCGGGCATGGTGATGAAAACACGGCTCAAGACAACCGGCAAGCTGGCCGCCATGTGGACTGTCAAGTTCAGGGAGCCCAAGCCGGAATTTTAACAGCGTTAGAATACGATTTAAATGGAATTGGAAATATACGACAAATCAGGGAATCTACGGGCCTCGATATGTCCGGATGATAATTCCACCCAGCAGAAAACCGTGATGGGCGAGAATGTCCTAAACATATCCTTCACGGCTTGGGAGGCTATCCCTTTCGACGCGCACGACTATGTGGATTTCGAGGGAGAGCGCTATACGCTTCCGTCCGTGCCGTGCCCTGCCCAAGCCAGCACGCTTGAGTACGAATACTCCTTACAATTCCAAGGCATCGAGAGCGAGCTGTCGAAAGCGCTCTGTTTCCTGCTGGCCGATGGCGGGATGGATTCGGATTTTTCATTGACAGACAGTCCGGCAGCCCACCTTCAACTGGTTGTGGACAACATCAACCGTATCAAAGAGACCACCTCATGGAAAATCGGAAGTGTGATAGCCGCCGACTACAAGGTTATCACGTATGATGGCATAGACTGCCTGACGGCCCTGAACAGAATTGCTGAAACGTTCGAGACCGAATGGTGGATTGTCGGGACGACCATCTATCTGAGCAAATGCGAGCGTGGAGAGCTGTTGGAGCTGGGCTATGCCGCCGACGGGACCGCCGTGGGCGGACTGCTCAACCTCTCCAAAAGAGAGGAGGAAAACGAGAGGTTCTTCACCCGGCTTTACGCCAAGGGCAGCACCCGTAATATCGACCGGACCAAATACGGGTCCGACTATCTCCGTCTTCCCTCCCCGTTGAAATACCTTGAGAGGAACACGGAATATGGCATCGTTGAGCGGGAAGTGATCTTTGACGAGGTCTATCCCCGCAGGGTCGGCACGTTGTCCGGCGTACGCTCCATCGAGCGGGAGTCGGAGGACAAGACGATCCGTGTATATTACGTGACAGACAAGGACATGCCCTTTGACCCGAACGACTATGAGATAGCCGGGCTGGTCAAGCATATTGTGTTCCAGACAGGAGAGCTTTCAGGATATGACTTTGAGGTCAATTACGACTCGTCCGCCGGCGAGTTCGAACTGATCAACCAATATCCAAACGATGACATACAGATTCCTGACGGTGTCATGGTTCCGAAAGTTGGGGACACATATGTCCTTTACAACATCCGGATGCCGGACGAGTATTACACGCTGGCCGAAAACGAGCTGAAGGAAACATCCGAGGCATATCTGGAAAAACATAGCGTTGACAGTTCCGTATATAGTGGTGACAGTGATCCGATCATACTGAAGGAGCGCGAGGCAGCCATCCTGCTCGGACAACGTGTCCGGCTGCACAATCCCGTGTTTTTCAAATCCGGGCATAAGGACAGCCGGATTACCGGCTTTACCCGCAACGTGGGTAACCCTTATGACGTGAGGGTGGACATATCCGACACGGTCACCTCCTCCTGGCGGGAATCCATCGAGCGAAAGGTGGACTCGTTCCTGCCCATGCTCAGCCAGGCGGGGGGAGCGGTCAATATCATCAAGAGCGGCGATGACACGGTACCGACCGATAACAACGTATTCTCGGCGCTCCGGGCGATATCCACTTTCCTTCGCAAGGACCGTCCGGACCAGACCAAGCACCTGATAAAGTTCCTCGGCGGCCTTATCTCCGACAACATCGAGTCGCAAGACTTCGCAGCCGGGCCGTTCGGTACCGGGTTCGTGGTGAAAAGAGACCCGAAGACCGGCAAGTCGTACATCGAGGCCGACGAGATCTATATCCGCCTGAAAGCCTATTTCGACACGCTGGAGATCAAACATCTCGCACATGTCGGCGGGCGTATCGTCCTGTCACCGGCGAGCATGGAATGTATCAAGGTCGAAGAAGTATCCGCTGAAAACGAAAAGGTATATGACAGTACCGGCGAACAGGTGTACGACTCCCTAAATGATGAAGTGCTGGCCCCTAAATCGGGTGGAGAAAAAGCGTACCGTTGTTATTTCAAGCAGACGGACGGGGAGAGGGAGATCGTGAACGAGTTCGCCGTGGATGACCTCGCGCAGTGCCGGGAGTTCAACGTGAAAACAGGCACGTCGCACAATGTCAGCAATCAATACTATTGGCGCAGGGTATTATATGTGGGAGAGGATTATATAGACCTGTCCATCACGGATTGCGATACCGGCAGCATGGCTCCGAAAGCCGGAGATACGATCGTCACGGTCGGGAACAAGACGAATAAAAGCCGACAGAACGTGGTGTTCTTCTCCTCGTATGATGAAGACGCCCCGTGCGTCAAGTTGTATTCTGGCGTTGACTCCTATTCGATGCTGAACAAGGAGGTGACAGCCATTTCCCCGAACGCCGACAAGAACGTGTTCACCGGCAAGATGATCATCAAGCCGGGTTCGACCGGATTCGGGAACCTCGCGGACGCGCCCAATATGGATGAGATCAACGGAGCTATCGCGGACGCTAAAGACGCAGCCGAGAATGCGAAAGATGCTGCCGAAGGCGTGCAGGAGTCCATGTCTGACTTGAAAGGATATGTGGACGGGGCCTTTTCTGACGGTATTGTCTCTGAAGCGGAAGCCAAGGCGATTGAAAAGTACTTGAATATCGTAAACAACGAGAAGTTGTCCGCAGAGTCGGTATTCAACAAATTATATGCCAACCCTTATCTGGAGGGATCGGCCAAAGTATCATTGTCTAACGCACGCTCGTCTTTGTTGTCATCCATAACGGCCTTGTCCGGCTCTATCGAGACGGCCATAGGAGACGGTAAGGCCACCATGGCCGAGAAACGGGACGTAGATACGAGATACGCTGATTTTAACGCGAGGCTGTCCGCTTTTCGCGCGGCGATCGAGACGGCCAACAAATCCATACAGGACAAACTCAAGTCCTATTCCGACAACGCCCAGAAAGCGGCGGACGAGGCTAATAACGCCGCCTCCTCCGCCATGGAGGACGCGAACGAGGCGAGACAGTCCGTGTCCGACTTGAACAATTACGTGGACGGGGCCTTCTCGGACGGCATCATCTCCGGTGCCGAGGCCAAGGCGATCGAGAAATACCTGAACACGGTGAACCTGTCAAGGAAGGAGATGGACGCGACTTACACGTCGTTGTACGTGAACCCGTTCCTTTCCGGCGCACCAAAGAGCGCCTTGTACGCCGCGAAAAACAGCCTCAACACCGCCACCGCCAACCTGACCGCGGCGATCCAGTCCGCCATCTCGGACGGTAAGACCACGGTAACCGAGAAGGAGATCGTAGACAGCAAGTTCTCCGCGTTCAACAACGCCTGCGCGTCGCTCGCAACGGCCATCGAGAACGCCAATAAGGCGATCCAGCAGAAAATCAAGGAGGAGGCGGTGAGCGAGTCAAGATCCGAGGCCTCCAGCGAGATAGGAAAGGTCTCGCAAGCGGATAGGGACAACATCGCCAGGATGCTCGGATATAAGGATTACGAGGAGCTTGTCTATTACGCGGAGCGGGGTATGACATTGATTAACGGGGGTACGATCAATACCTCCCTCGTCAACGCGGAGCTTATGATAACGTCCGCGCTTATAGCGAACGCCATCAAGACGAACACGTTGAACGTGAACGACCGGTTCAAGATATACACGGACGGGTCGGTGGAGATGAGCGGCATCCTGCACTCCCTAGGCCGGAACACGGAGCTCGTCGTGTCGGACGGCTATGTCAGGATCATGTACAGGGGCGGTGACGTGGCCAAATTGTCGGTGAACGAGAATACCGGCATGCCGGAGCTATCATTGTATAACGGGAGCCGGTCCTGTATCGTCACGGCCGAGAAAATAATGCTCTCCACCGGGACCGGCAACACGAGCTTCCTGACGATGGACGCGTCCGTGCTGGGGTATGGGACCATCAAGAAAAAAACGGACGGGACGCTGTACCTAGCCAACAACGAGTATGAGATGATAACGGTCGGTATCAGCGCGAGCCCCACGTACGGCGGCACGACGATACCGTCCCCGTCCCCGATGCACATGGTCATGAGAGGGGAATCCGAGACCGTCGAGGCGGTACCGGCCGAGGGTTACGAGTTCGACCGATGGTCCGACGGCGGTTCCCGGAAACATACGGTCACGTGGAGCTCCGCCGGGCAGAGCCTCGTGGCCTATTTTACCCGGATCCAAGTGACAAGGTACACGTTGTCGCTATCGGCCAGCCCATCCAGTGGCGGCTCCGTCTCCGGGTCGGGAGGTTACGACGCCGGATCCAAGGCGACGGTATCGTGCGCCGCGGCCAGCGGATGGCGTTTCGTCCGGTGGTCTGACGGCGGCTACCAGACGCATTCGGTCACGATGGACGGGAACAAGAGCCTCACCGCCTATTTCGAGCGGTACACCGTCACGGGGGACGAGATATTCTCCGGCGTGGCCTTGACGAGCGGTTCTTATTGGAACGCCTACGGCGACGCCTCCGTGGTGTCCGTGGGCGGTGGGACGGCATCCGTCAGGTTCAACGGCTGGTCCGGAGAATCCAACTACGCGATGTTCAACCGGGGCTACATGGGCGGCAAGCTGGAGCAGGGCCACAAATACAGGATGACCCTCTCCATGAAGGCCTCCATCTCCAGCGTGTCACTGGTAGGGTTCATCGGATCGTCGTTCGCGGATTACGTATCGGAGGACGTTCTTTTCTATGGCTCGTACAATGGCGGGGAATTATCAACCTCTTACAAGATCCTGACCGCCGAGTTCACGGCGAGAAGGGACAGCACGGCCAGCGACGGATTCATATTCGTCACGGCCGAGGGCTGCACGGTAAGTGTCAACAGCATATCATTAAAGGAAGTATAACATGAAAAAGATTCTAATGGCTTTATGCGCGATCCTCACCGGATGCGCGGATTATATCCCGGAGCGACCCCTCCCGGCGGCGAGGGACCTTCCGGAGGGGAGCGGGATCACGATCTCGACGGATACCGTATCCGAGAAATACGGGTATGAGTTCGTAACCGGAGAGACGGGAGGCCGCCATGGGGTACGGGAATGACAACGTGTCGATAACCGGCACGGAGATGAAGTTCGCCCTGAGCCTCGAGCTGCCGGGCGGGCTGACGATGGACGAAGTGGGGTTCGAGGCCCGGTTCTACGTCTATTCCAACCGGACGGTGACGATCCCCAAATCCGGGATGACCAGGATTGACGGTGACACCTATGTTGTCACGCTGGATACCTCCCTGATCGGGGAAGGCCGGATCAAGTGCCAAGTGCGGGTGGAGATCCCGGACGCAAACATGGCGGACGGCGTACGGACGGAGATAATAGGCATCGAGACGGACGAGACGGTGAGGTATGGCGTGCGTTAGGGGACATATCATAAGGCTGGACACCATCCGGGCGGAGCTCGGGCGGATCGAAGCCGCGAGCGCCTGTCTCAGGAGGACGGCGAGGGTCGGGGCGGGACTGTCCAAGGTCTGCGACGTGGATTACGGGGTGTGGCTGCTGGTCGCCCCCTCCGATCCCGTATGGGTGTCCGAGAACATACCAGCCCTGTTCGAGGTGAGATCGAACACGGGATGGAGAATCGAGTGAGTAACAAATTAAAAGAAAAATCATCATGGCGAAAGCGGCATGGGCGGTGGTCACCCCGCCCCAAGGATCGGGTGACAAGGAAGTTAGCGTAAGGTCGGACGCGGAGCATACCGGCCGGAACGCGCGCAATACGGTATTGACATGGAAGGCGGTGAATTGCCCGGACGTGCAGAGGACGGTCATGCAGGCGGGTAAGCCCGAATACGTGGACATAGCGGACACGGCGGCGAGCGAGAAGACGGGAAAGGTGGTTACCATATCCGGGGTCAGCAACTCCAAGCGGCTGACCTTCTCCCTCGGTACGGGAGACCTGGACATAGCGCTGCCCGCCCATTACACGGCGAACAGCGTACAAACGGCGAACGGGGAGGCGATAACGGGCGATCCCGGCGGACTGGCGGTCTATAATTTCTCCATCGCCGTGACAGTCCCGGCGAACACGGAGATCGATCCAAAGACCCGGCAGGTCATCGTCACGGACGAGGGCGGGCACCAGGACGTGTGCCTGCTGACACTGGCAGCCGGCGACGCTTACTTGCGTGTGACCGAGGGCGACATCCAGCTGGATTACCATGGCAACCCGGTGACCGTGAACGTGGAGTCTAACACAGACTGGACGGTCGAGTGATGGATACCGTAAAGATACCATGGGACGGGGCGACCGGCGGGAATATCGTCATCGGGGTACCCGGACCCGGCGACGGGCCCGCCTCGATCTCGTCAGACACCCCGAACGAGGGCGTGGACAGGTATATGGAGATAACATTCCGGACAACCCGGGGCGGAGATGCCCGGGCCGTCCGCGTAGTCCGGCAGGCAGGACGGAGGGAATACCTCCGCGACTCGGCCGGTGAGATATTGATAGATTCGAACGACGTGGAACTTAAAGCATTGAGATAAGATGGGACTATTGAATTACACGACAGCCAAGATCAACGAGCTCTTGGCGAAAGTGGCGGCGCTGCCCGCCAAGGTGATGGACGGGAACACTATGATCCCGTCAAAGACAAGTGATTTGACGAACGACAGCAAGTTCGTCAAGGAGACAGGACTGAAAACCGTCAACGGCCATTCCTTGCTGGGTAGTGGTGATATAACCATACAAGGCGGTGGCGGTGGCACGGCAGATTCCGTGGACTGGAATAAAGTCCTGAATAAACCCTCATGGGTCAATTCGTCCACAAAGCCGGAATACACGGCCGTCGAGATCGGAGCGTTACCTTCCGACACCAAGATCCCCGCCATGACCAGCGACCTAGAGAACGACAGCAAGTTCGTCAAGGAGACAGGCCTGAAGACGATCAACGGGCAATCTATCATAGGAAGCGGAAACATATTCATCCAGTCCGGCTCCGGCGAGGGCGGGGCGGGCAACGTGAATGTCTCTAACGCTGCGGAGCTGGTGGGTGGAGGACAGTACGTGTTCACCCCGTCTGCCAACGGTGTCTCGGAAGGCTCGTTTAAAAAGTTGAACGTGGCCGATGACATCAATTCCGGGTTGATGAGCGCTGATGACCACGGGAAGTTGAAAAACTTTAAAGAAGTGCTTAAATTGCCCTTGGCTGTAGCGGGCTTGTCCGAGGCCTCCTCTAGCGAGGATATCGTATCGTCGTTAGAGGCTAGTGGTAATACCAACATGATTCCCTACTTAGCCGCAGCATTCTCCAGCATTCACACAAGTGAGTACGAAGAGTCTCTTCCCGATATATATATAGGCAATCACAAATGCTTTGTAGACGCTTCCTTTGAGACGGGGAAATGCTCACTGGCGTTGACATACGTAGCGTCTGGCAAGATGAGGACTGTCAAGATAAATGGCACGGATAACGATAGCACATGGACATTCTCTTGCGAGATTATCAAGAGCGGGGATGATACATACTACCTTAGTCACCCGGATTCATATACCGCCACGGGTTGCTTTACTGCGTTCGGGGGAGACGAAGGTCGGGCGAAAATAGCCCTAGCGGTTGGACAAAGGAAGAAGTTCTATATCCTGTATGGGTCAAGCGTATTGGGCGGATCCATACCCGTGACCGTTGAATCCGGTTTTAATATTCCGGTTCTCATATGGACAGCTCCTATTCTGGAGAAAACATTCAGATTTTATATGCTGAATGAGACTGATAGTAAACTGAGAGTGTTGGATCTTTATTACTATCAGCTTAATTCAGAGTTCTACTCACTAACCTCCTCATCCACCACCGATGCGATCTCTGTGGCCGTAGGAGGGGAAGCGGGGTTAAAGGATATTGTACAGGCCGTAAAAGACGGGAATAGAATCCGTATAAACACGACACTTAGCCCGTATGATGTCTCAACGGAACTCCTTCCATGGGTGGCAGGCATATCTAAAGAAGGTAATATACATCTTGGTGTCTACGGAAAGGGCTACGGCCTGTTCAATAGCGCAGGAGGCCTCCTTGTGATAGATTACACGAAGACTACCAACACATTCAAGGCCGAATTATTGGATGTTTGACCAAACTCTCGTCGGTGAGGGATGTCAGGAGAAACGGACTAAGTTAACGGGGAAAGATCCGGACGTTTAAATAAATGATATAATCAAAAAGCCTTATCGGGGGCGGGCAAATAAAAGCCCCCGGCTGTTAGTAAAGACGCCAATCACATACTAACAAACAAATGCGAGACACCGCACGACCGGGGGCTGTATACCTTCAGTCGCGATGTCTCGTTTTGTTTTTATGTGATTGGCGTCACAAATATAATACATATTTCAATATGACCGTATTCGACATTTTAAATCTGTATCAAACACCTTTCAAATGGATGTTGGAAAGTGGCATCCATCTAGAGGACGTGAATTATATCGACCTGTACAAGGACTATTCCCGGATGATAGCCGAGGGAGAGAAGGTGACTTACGCCGTGGCGGTACTGGCCTCCAAATATCAGGTAAGCGAACGCAAGGTGTACACCTTGCTCAAGCGGCTGTCGCATGGCTGCGAGCCGCTTGAGCATTGATCCTATGTAAGTAGTTTGCAGCGGGAATACAAGTCTTCCGGGGATCTGTCTCATGCCATATGCTACTTTTAGGTGATAAAAAACTAGCCCCATGAACAAATACCATCAACTACTGAACCGGATCATCGCATCCGGAAAAGAGCAAGAGAACAAGAAAGGGAGTATCCGCTACCTGTTGAACGAACGATTGGAATTAGCTCCGGGCGATCTGCTGGACATCTTCGAGGATCATGGGATCGCCCGGAAAAAACTGCGGACGGAACTTCGTCTTTTTATGGAGGGAGAGCGAGATGTTGAAAGATACCGACAGGAGGGCATTACGTGGTGGGACTATTGCGGGCAAACCCTTATAAATAGTTACCCGACCTATTTCAAAAAATTACCCTCTCTTATCGAACGGATCAACGGCGAGAAACGTAACAGCAAGAACTATGTCCTGTTTCTCGGTTCCACCGATGTAGAAACAAATCAGGCTCCCTGCCTAAGCCTCGTACAGTTTCAGGTGGAAGGCGGGGAACTCGTCCTGTCTGCCTATCAGCGCAGCAGCGACGCCAATTTAGGGTTACCGGCTGATCTCTACCATCTCTATCTGATGGCCCGGCAAATCGACCTGCCGTTGAAGTCCGTCACCCTCAATATGGGCAACGTCCATATATACAATAACAACATGGAGCGCACCCGTGCCCTGCTCGACGGGAAGGAAGGCGTACGTTTCGATCTCAACGTTTGAGAACCGCTGTAAATCCCGTGCAGCGCAGATCGTCGTTTTCCCATGGCCGGCAAGGAGAAAATAGGGACTTTTGCAGCCTTTTTCAAAATCAAGACAAATGAGGAAACGATATTTATCGGCCCCGCTTCCGTTCGTGGGGCAAAAGCGAATGTTCGCAAAAGAGTTTATCAAGGTATTGGACCGTTATCCGGATGATGCCGTGTTCGTAGACCTGTTCGGTGGCTCCGGCCTGTGTCGCATATAACCAAGTGTCAAAAGCCGGAAGCCACCGTCATTTACAACGATTACGACAATTACCGGCGCAGGCTGGAAAACATACCTCGAACCAATGCGCTGCTCGCGCAAATACGTCCGTTGGCGGCATTGGCATCCCGGCACAAGGCCCTGCCTAAAGAGACAAAGGAAGCGATCCTGCGCCTGATCGAGCAAGAAGAGCGTAATTACGGATATGTGGACTACATCACGCTCTCGTCCTCCTTGCTCTTTTCCATGAAGTACGCCACCAACTTGGACGAGCTACGGAAGGATACCTTTTATAACACCGTCCGAAAATGCGACTATCCTCCTTGCCATGGCTATCTGGACGGCTTGGAGATCGTCTCTTGTGATTACAAAGAGCTGTTCGACAAATACAAGGACATCCCGAACGTGGTGTTCCTGATAGACCCTCCGTATCTATCCACCGAAGTAGGCACCTATACGATGAGCTGGGGACTTTCCGATTATTTGGACGTATTACAAACGCTCGTAGGCACGAACTACATCTATTTTACCTCAAACAAGTCATCCATCATCGAGCTATGCGGCTGGATGGGCAAAAACAACACCATCGGCAACCCGCTTGCCGGCTGTGAAAAGGTGGAATTTAATGCGCACATAAACTATTCCTCCCATTACACGGATATCATGTTGTTCAAGAATGCGGGCAAAGACGTATCTTAACCGCCATGTAAAGATACTAATTTTTGCGGAGGGGGCAATGGGTTTCAAGTACTTTCTTGAACTAAAAAAGATGTCATTTAAACATCACATAAACGGTGCTCAAATGACATCTTTTTTTTAAACTTTTCGTTTTGAAAAACTGTACTTTTGGTTTTGCCGATTATACTAACAATAAGAATTTTATAGAGAAGGCTTCTAATATCTTCGGAATAATCGGATAGGATACCGCCATTCCCGCCGCTGCCGCGTAATATCCCATGGTTATATCCTCGGTGTTCGTGCCTAGCGTGTTTGATACCTCCAGCATACTGCCGGTGTACGAACCGTTTAGCATCGTAACCGGAAGGATAACGATGAAGATGCAAATCAATCCTAACCAGTCCGGCACCCATTGGCGGATCGGTGCCCCAAGCTCTTTCATCGTGATCATTTGCGTAAGGCTTCTGTTTCAACCATCATGCCTGCTCTTAAGTATTGCGTATCTTCTTGCGATAGATTTTCCAAGTCTATCCGTACCGGGATACGTTGTTGTACCTTGACGAAGTTTCCGGCGGAATTGTCGGTCGGGACCAATGAGTATTTGGAGCCTGTGGCATCGGAGATTGCGGTTACCTCCCCGTTGAATATCTTTCCCGGCCTGTCTCTTATACACATCTGACGCTGCCGACGAGCGATCTAG